AAAGGTTATTTTAAGTTCGACTTTTTGCATACGAAGCGAATGACAAAAAAGTTATTACCTGCGGAACCGGGGTTGGCGATCGTGTTCCCATCCTCATCGAGGATACGGAACGTGAGACGATCGATGGTGGGAAGGGGGTACAAATATTGTTGGGCGACGAGGTAGTCATCCTTGAACGTGAGCACCTGATCACCGGACGTGGCGGCGGAACCACTCACGATGCTGGCGAAAGAGTTTCGCAGCACGGAAAGTCCGGGCTGCGAGGACGTGGAGAGAGGTGGATCCTTGGCTGCCCTGTCAGCAAAATTACTGTCGAGTTCTTGAATCGACACGTAACAGTGCTCGGTGGTGTACACCGTGTTAATCCGAGCACCGAGTAATCGGGCCTGGACGACGTTTCGGAGAGGCGTGTTGAGGTACGCCGTGAACGTGTTGGCACTCGATTGTCCGATCGTATCGACAGTAATGGTGTGGTACTCGTAGTCGAAATCGGGAACATCTGGGCGTGCGGCCGTGACCGTAGTCATTTACAGTACGCTTAGATTAAAGATCCACCGATCCCACCTACGATGGCGTAGTTGGCCTGGTCACGAACGAGCTGTTCCGACTTGCAGAGACCACCCGGGGTGAGAGACTTGGTGTACGTGCTGCCCTCCTTGGTGTGACCTGGAGCACACTCGAGCTTGTGCTCGAGATCGAAGAGAGAATCCTCGTTGATGGCCTCGATCTCGACGGGCTTGGGCTGATAGCAGCTGAGTACGGTGCGACGAATCAGGAATCCGATGGCGACGACACTGAGTACGATCAGGATGATATTACGGTTGAACTTCATTTAATAGTATGTAATATTTTTTTAGTGAAGTGCGTTAAAGAGAGTACTTTAGTTTCATTATAAAGAGTAGATGGACGAAGAGATTATCCTCGACCGAGGAGATACCGAAATCCTAAAACTCGATGAAAACGAACAGGCGTTGATGGACGAGATTCAGATCGCCCCACCTTCACGGCCAAGGCCCAGGCCCAGACCCACCCACGCGGCCGCGGCTCCACCCTCGATGCCTCGTCAGGAAGAGATTGACGCGTTCATGAACCCCAACAAGCAGTCAGCCCCTTCCAAACCCCCTGTCGAAGAGATTGATTACGGTGAGTACGACGATTTTCCGGATCAGGATGAGGGGGTCGACGCGACGTTCGTGGATGAACAGCCATCTAAGGGGTACACGTCGATCGACGAAGAAAAAGCGGATCTCCTGAACAAACTGTCCCGTCTGGAGAAGAAAGGTGTGCATACGAACAAGCGTCTGAACATGTACTCCGGGATTGACGAGATTCGCACAGAGGTGAAGCGAATCACATATGGTATCGAGGTGGACCAATCGATTAGATTTTCGCGTCGTATGCTCGTGGCGTGTGTCACGGGTCTCGAGTTCTTGAACAAGCGGTACAATCCGTTCGAGATTCAACTCGAGGGTTGGTCCGAGTCCGTGATGGAATCCGTTGAGGATTACGATACCGTGTTTGAAGAGTTGTATGCCAAATATAGGAACAAGGTGAACGTCGCCCCCGAGGTGAAGTTGATCATGATGCTCGGCGGTTCCGCGATGATGTTCCACCTTACCAATTCCATGTTCAAGGCGGCCATTCCCAATATGAACGACGTACTTAAGCAAAACCCAGACCTCGTGAAGAACATGATGTCTGCGGTTCAAAACACGGCGTCCCAGGCTCCTTCGCAAGACACGCCAAGTGATGGGCCGTACGAGATGAAGGGTCCGGGACTCGACATTTCCAGCCTGATGGGTGGTATCATGATGCCTCCTCCCCCACCCATGAACACGAAACCCCTCGAGGCGATCAGGGAAGACCCCCCGGTGGTTACCGACGACGATAACGTCTCCGACATCGTGTCCATCTCAGGCGAATCCACTGGTGGTGAAGTGAAGGAGGTGAACGTCGCCGGAAGCACGAAGAAGAGAAGGAAGAAGAAGACTGAAATTAATCTTTAGGTATAGTATAAATGATAGGATATTGTCCGATCGAGGAGGAGCCCGTCGCTCCCCCACCCAGACCCAAGAGGGTCGTGGTTCCTCAGAAGACAACAATGGAGGATACGGAGTGTAATTATGTCGTCATGTTTTTCATCGTGGGTGTGTTGACACTCGCGTTGATGGATACGTTAGATCGTTAAAATTCGTTTTTGCCACGAGTATGTATATTCGTGGGAAAAAAGAAAACATTTACTTAACCTTCTCAGAAAGTTCCTTGACGGCTTCGATCAAGAGACCGATGAGTCCGTGGTAGGATACTCCATAGTACCCATCATCTCTTTCGTGTACAGCCTCCGGAAGAACATCGAGAACTTCTTGGGCGATGACACCTACGGATGGTTTTTCGTTGATGGTATACGTACACCCGGAAAGGTGTTTGATCTTCTCGAGTGCATCGGGAATGTGTTCGATGTCACTCTTGAACCGGCGATCGGATGGGATGACAAAATCGGATGCGGAGATCTCACCATTACAACTCACATCCGATGTGATATTTAAATCACTCGTCCCATTCCCAATAGTATCAGTCGTTACGGAATCAGTCGTTACGGAAGAAGTAAATGTCGCATCACCACCTCTCGTAATTGACACGTTTGTGTCACTACCATTTTTTACATAAAAACCACCCTGTACGACTACCGTCTCTCCGCTAGACGACGGATTTATGGTTACAGTGTCAGTTCCGATCGTCAATGTATCGTCGACGTCTAGGGTACTATTGATTTGCATAGCACCGGCGAAGGAGGATGTACCATCTTTTCTGAGTATCACTTTACTGGTATTACCGTCCACCATCCGAAACGAGTTTAAAACGTCGAGGGCATCATCACAATTTATTTCGTTTACATTAATAACTCCATTGAACGATGCGTTACCCAAACTGTCAATATGAGCAACCGTTCCCATCACAAAACTGTCGCCAGTCACGGAAATATTATTTCCGAATGTCGCTACACCGGTGAAGCTCGACGTGTTATTCACGACGACGGGTCCACCGAATGACGCGGTACCCGAAGCAACTTCAACACTACCCAAGAATGAAGAGTGATTCCCCACGACGAGTTGGTCACCGAGTTGCATTTTGCCGGCGAAGGAGGATGTACCATCTTTTCTGAGTATCACTTTACTGGTATTACCGTCCACCATCCGAAACGAGTTTAAAACGTCGAGGGTATCATCACAATTTATTTCGTTTACATTAATAACTCCATTGAATGAGGCGTTACCTGAACTGTTAATATGAGCAACCGTTCCCATTACAAAACTCTGGCCAGTCACGAAAACGTTCGCGTTGACTGACATGTCACCACCGAACGATGACGTATCCGCGATTTCGAGTGTGTTGTCCACTTGCATAGCCCCCGTGAACGACGACGACCCACCTACCTCCAAGGTTCCACCAATATCTACATCGCTTAAGAATGAACCGGTTCCGTTGTTATGAAGTTTGATTTTGTCCGAGAGGCCGTTACGCACGACAAAACTTTGACCGTACACGAAGGCGTTCGCGTCAATTGTCATGTCCCCACCGAACGATGACGTATCGGCAATTTCCAAAGTATCATCAACCTGCATGGCCCCCGTGAACGAAGACGTTCCACCCACTTCTAGAGTTCCCGCAATTTCAACGTTGCCACCGAACGACCCATTACCGTTGGTCTCGAATAGAATCGTGTCGTTATTGACACTGATATTTGTCGTCGCGTGGACGTTCCCGTCGATACCCCGTAGAAGAGTAGACTGTACAATCTCCTTTGTCGTTTCGTTATAGCCCATGATGTTGATGGTATTACTATCATCCGTCTGAATCGGTGCGACGACGAGGGTACTTCGTCTGGGAGGATTCAAAAGTTGCCCCGTTGCGTTTATGACGATTGAGTTTCTGGTATTATCACCATCCTGTACACTGTTATATTTCTGTGAATTTGCACCGATTCCGATTGAGTTAGCACCTATATTTGTACCTGTACTATTTCCTATAGAAATAGATGTACCACCAGCAGTACCCAGACCTGCATCCTCACCCACGCGGACGATAGTTGTTGTTACACGTTCCTTTAGATCCGTAATATCATTCTGTAAATCAGTGATATCTCCATAATTTGTAACGAGACCAATTTCTGTTTGTAAAGCCGAAATATTAGAGTAATTACCTGCGACGACCAAGGCGTTCGATTCGTGTACAGTCTTAAGTCCCGTGAGTGTACCAGCGTTACTCGCCAAATCTGTGTACAGGGTATTGATGCGTATGACGTTTTCGCGTACATCTGTCTGTAACGCGATGATATTCGAAAAATTTCCATCCACGATACCCGCGTTAGATGCCAAATTGGACTCGAGATTTGTGATTCGAGAGACGTTATCGGTGTGATCACGCTGTAACGTTAAGAGAATTGGACTATACGTACTACCAGAAAATTGACTTAAATACCCTTCTATGCTGATAATATTACTCTGAGCATTCGAAACGTTCGAAAAAGTTGCCGACGTCAGTGTCTCTAGATTCGACGTTCTCGTGAAAAGTTCCTTTGTGTCACCGACGTCGACCGTGGTGGCACCCTTAGCGATCACTGTGCGATTACCATCGTCGTCGAGAACATTATAAACAATCTCTCGAACCTGAGGTGTTTTACCGACCATGGTGTACTACTTTAGTTTCCGAATAAAATTCCGGCCATTCCATCCTGGATACGCAGCACGTTATAATTCACGGCGTAGATTCGAATATCTTCGCCTGTACGCCTCGTTCCGAGTGTCGCGTCTCGTATCTGAAGGTGGACATTGTCTAATCGGCTAAAATTGCAAGTACCCGTCGATTTAAAATCGGATGCGTTCGTACAGAAATGGTATGCATAGTATCGAGTGTAGAATGGTGTGTTGTATAATTCATGAAATGCCGAGACACCATAGTCCGAGTGGTAATAATTTTGTACCGTGTGAAAATAGGTCGGTGTCATACCTTCGAGGAGGTGTGTACCGTTCAACAAGATGTCCACCGTGTCGAACGTGAATCGATCCTCGATCACGTTACTGGACTGCGTCGGTATTCCAAAAAACAGAGACTTTACGGGGTGATTAAAGTTTGAAAGATCGTAGTCATTGTACCCCGGTGTGAGCTTTTCCCTGACGGTCTGGGTCTGAGTGATGATGAAATCTAATTTCGTCGAGGTGAATCGTTTACGTTCCTGAGCGTCGAGGTACACGTAATTCCCGTACAGTTTAGCCGTGAACGGGGTATCCATGTTTTTCTGGAAATTGACTCGGACCTCCACCTGGTGATACTGGAGAGCGACCATGGGAATGTACGAACTCTTGGTATTCAAGAAGAATGTCAATGGAATGAAATTCGTATTGTTGACCGAACACTTGTTGTTAATCTCCTGGGACTTCGTGTACGTGTCCGCGAGGTAGTTTTGGTACACGTCACTCATAAAGTCGAACGGTTGGGAATCGACACGCTGACCACCGATGTATAAATCGATAGTCGATCCCTGGAACCCTTCGACGAGGTTCGTTCCCTCGAACCAGAGACCGGTGAGTAGATCACCGTTGGATGGAATGACACATGCGTCCTCGGCGAATGAAAACTCCTTGATAAACTTTGGAGCCTGTGCAAAGTTTGTGTGTCTCGTGTATTTGGACGTGAAGAGTGACGTTCCTTCACTGCTCGTGTAATACACATCCTGCGCGCCCTTGGCGACGAGCTGTATGAGTGCACCGGACATATCTAATAGGTGTCTAGATTATAAAAATACACACTTCCCCTGAAACGGGTTCTCGTCCTCCTTCTCCTCGGCGGCGTCGATCTTGAATCCACCCTGTCTATACACTCGTAATCGTTTTTTATACATGGCAAACAGAATAGACCACTGATCAACGATATCGTAAATGTGTGGGTTGTTGTTTTTTCCAGGGGTTTCTCGCATCACGCGTCCGATGGATTGTTGAATATCAGATTTGGGAGTCGCGAGGATGACGGTATCCAGTGTCGGAATGTCCAGACCCTCATGAGCTTGACTGAAGGTGGCAAAGATGATCTTCTTTTTCGAAGACGCTTCGAGGTCCGCCTCTTTCATACCACCCATGTAAAGTCCGGAACTTTTGGGAAAGCACTGATGAAGAAATTCACAATGCTGACGACGATCGCTGAGTACGAGCAGCTGCCTGGTACCACTCGACGCCTTCTTCACCAGATTGACCAGCATCTTATTTCGATCCCGGTGTTCGACCAGTTCGGTAATCATATTCACGAGGGACAATTGTCCATTCCTGGTACACGGAGGTGGATTTTTAAACATGGGACACTCGTACTGGATCGGAAACACCTCGACCTGTTCCTGATTCTCACGCTCCACCGCAAAAAAGATGGGACCCATGAACCAGTGAAGCACTTTACTCAGACCATCCTTTCTATGTGGCGTCGCCGAGAGACCGAATATATGTCGGGGACACAGTTTAAACAGACTCTGGCTGAACACTTTGGCACAGATGTGATGAGCTTCGTCCACAATGACTGTGCCGATACTGTCAAAGTCTCCGAACGAATACTCTTTGAGGGACAGTGACTGCAGCATGGCAATAACGAAATCACAGTCCACCTCTTTTTTGTTTTGTTGGACGACACCGATGCTCGCCCCGGGGCAAAACTGTCTGATTCGTTCTCTCCACTGATCCGCCAGGAACTGTTTGTGTACGACGATCATGGTTCTGTAGCCCAGCTTACACGCTATAGCCAGGGATACGGTCGTCTTGCCATACCCACATGGTAGAGAAAGGACGCCATGGCCTGCCCGAATAGCTGCGTCGAACGCTTCGTTCTGTTTGGTCTCGTCTCGGAGCTTTCCTTTGAATTCGACACGGGTCCGGGTCGGTTCGGGACGCTTGTCGTGCACTGGTGGTCCAGTCTTATCAACTCCGTAGAATCTTGGAACGCAGATTCCGCTCTTAGCCGTTCTGTAAACTTTAAAAGGTGGTGGAGGAAATCCGTACTCATTGTTCACGAGTGGTCTTACCGTAAGGTCCTTTTTAATTTCTTGGAATGGACCCGCTTCGATCAGGTACCCGGTCCTGGTGAGAACCGTCATGTACTTATTTAAAGGGTATAAACTTTAAACAACTACAATGCCTACTGTTGACGTCGAGGAAAATATTAAAAAGCTTAGGGTAAATATCGAACAGTTGACGCAGGAAGTTTTCAGACTTCAGGGTATGCTTCAGACGTTCGAGGGGTTCAAGAAGGGTGGTCTGAAGACGATCGACCTCCCTCAGGACCCCGCCGAACAAGAGGACAGTACCCAGGAAAAGCCCGAGTGAGTACCCACGTTCCATACACCTTTAAAGTCTACGGTGACTTCCACTCGATCATCCTTTACGAGAGACTGCACGGGTCGTCCTTTGACTTCACACATCACTCTCCTGTATCGGAAAGGAACCTTCACCCTGAGAATTCGACCTTCGAGTGGGTCGTCTTTCGCATCGTTCACGAGAAGGTGTCTTCGAGACGCGTGCATCCCCTCGACGATACCCACACACTTTTCTGGAATCACGAGGCGGATATATTTCTTATCGTTAAAGTCGTACATGGGTTCGTAGACGTTCGCGACGAACTTCATCGTCTTCTCCTATATACAAGTATGATGAGTAAAACTATAAGTAACAGAATGATGTGTGTGATCATGAACGGTTCATATGGACGCCTCGTTCCGAACTGTCGGTGACAGAACGAGCGTCCGACCTCGACGGCCGCTTCGATGCTCGAGTACGGTGTCTTTCTGGGTGACATCATGCCACACATCGCCACTTTTTTGGATTTGCCAAAGAATGGAAGTTGACCATTGGTGTTCAACACACCTGACGACTGATCGAATTCCCATTGTGTCCCGTTCCATGTGGCACCCCACCCGATTCGTATTTCCCTAGGCTGGACCAGTCCCAACTGTTCGATGACTTTCTCGAAGAGCTTTTCCTGATCCATCTGGACGATTTCTTCTGTGAGATGACATATGACACATGAGATCGTCTTTTTATCGGGAAGGACGATCGGTTGAAGACGAAGCTCCGTGTCTATGACGTATCGCAGGTCGCTCGGGATGTCCATCTCCTGGTCGTACTCCAACAAGATGTTGATCGCCCCGTACGTGCTCGGGGCAACTTTATCGACGGCGTCCTCGCCCCAATTATCTTTCATGAGCGACACAGCGGGGGTGTTGTCGACGGCCAAAATGAGCATTCCCTCCTTCAGGACCAAACCGCTCTTAAACTGGGCCGCGAAGCCGTTGTCCAGGTACGTGACATCCTGAAGCTCCGCCCCGAACTCGAAGTGTACACCCGCGTCGACGAGTGCCTGCTCCATGGCGTCGCACATGATTTTTCCGGACCCCTTCTGTGTGTACGGAGAGGAGAGACCGACGTGATCGAAACTCTTGACAAACTCGTAAGCGGACATGACATCCCACGTGACACCGTCCATGATGAGAGTCACAGCCTCGATCAGTTGTTGACCCTTCTCAGAGAGTTCACCGATGGCATCTTTGAGTGTCATGGTCTTATATTTCCACGGCATCGCCAAAACCTTGGTG